AGGTTATGTGGGAGAAATTAAATCACTTGGGGGAGAAAGCTATACACTTGAAAATCTTACCGCCTCTAGTATTAATTTAAGGCAAAGTAGGGACGAAAAAACATCGCCCTTTTGCCAATGGGCTTTCGGACAGGATAACGGTGATAACTCAGGATGCCGTAAACAAGTACCATTTTACGAGACTCAGGTTGCTGGTGTTAGTAATCGGAGAGACTTTGAGGTGTGGGGAGAATATCAAAATCTCGCTTGGGGAAAATGCACATTTACAGACGGAGCAAATAAATCAGCTACTTACGCAATTTACCGAACTGTTCCAATATTTGGAGGTAAAACCCAAATTCAGTTATTTACTGAAGCACCTGGACCCGTAGCTACCCACGATGGCGTAATCCTTACTGCTGGCTGTGACAAAACTTACAATACTTGTAAAAACACTTGGAATAATGCTATAAATTTTGGAAACATCCCCAGTTTTGGCAACTTTATGCCTGGGAATGACTTTTTGTTAAGCTCTCCAAAGCAAAGCTAAGTTTTTCTAAAAAAAATAATTTCAATTCATAAATAACAGTAAAAAGCTCTAGAATAGTTTTATCGATGTTCCCCTTCTGCCATGTATTATATTTCTGTTGCCAACCAAAGCCATCCCCCCTATGTCGGGAATCACGGTTTAAAAATAAATTTTAACGATCTTGGGACTGTCTTTGCTATCGCAATAGCATTACTTAGTATGTTTTCGAGAAATACCAAATCACAGGCCAAAGAACTTGATCACGAAACTTTTGAGAAAACATCAAGGAAAATGGAAACTCTTGAGCAAAAGCTAGAGAAAATGGTTGAAAAACTATCAACAGGAATAGAAAAGCTGACTACATTAACATCGCAACTTGACAAAGAGATAAGTCTTATTAAAGCCAAACAAGAAACTTTCTCTTCTATTTCTGATCAAATAGAAGCAATTCGCAAAAAACAGGAAGAATTTGATATACGAATCAAAATACTTGAACATAAATCTTAACAGAATTGTCAACTTTACTAACTAAATTACCATGAAATCCCTAACAGCAAATCGCAACACTATTTTAAAATCACACCTAATTGACTCCAGTTCCGAAAGTCTTCCCCAAGACTTTAGAACAATCCAAATTAAAGTTGGACAAAAAGTGATTTATAGTCAGATTATCAAAAGAGAAAAAAATCACTATTTACTAGAAGTAAAGCCCCCGATTGAGGGTAGATTTAACTGGTATGCCTTTGTTAGTCACTTTGACGATCCTAATCCCTCTGTAGTCCGCAAGGATCAAGTTGAGGGTGTGTTTGACAGGCTTAACGATAAAATTACTGATTTTCAGTTTCAAAAATTAGATGAGTGCCTTAAGAGATTTGATATTACCACAGTACAAAGAGTCCGACATTTTTTAAGCCAAATAGCCCATGAATCAGCCGGATTAAGATTTATGATAGAAATCCACGACGGCTCAAGTTATGAAGGACGAAAAGACTTAGGGAATACCAGACCTGGTGACGGCAAAAAGTTCAGAGGTGTAGATGCTCTCCAAATGACTGGTAGAGCCAATTATCAGGCATTTGCTAACTATATAGGCGATCAGCGTATTATGGAAGGGTGGCGATATGTTAGAGAAAGATATTTATTTTTACCATCTGGATTTTGGTGGATGAATAACAAAATGAACGAACTGTGTGACCGTGGGGCAACCGTTGAACAAATTACCCGTCGTGTCAACGGTGGTACAAATGGACTAGCTGAAAGAAAACGATATTATGAGAGGGCTTTAAGATTTATCTAAAATCTTGACAATTCAAAAAGTAACCTGTAATATTTAGTTAAAACTAGAGGTTGTCATGAGAAAAGAATTTCGTCCGTTAATTTTAGAGACAGTAGAAGGTTATCCGGCATTTATTAACTGTTACGATATTATTACAATGATCTATTGCCCTCTTGAAGATAATTACATAGTCGATGCGACTTCACAAGTGGGAATCACAATATCTAATGTTGCGGCTAAGGCTTTAATGGAAGCGTTAACTACTGATTTATTTTTTTCCAGTGATGACGTTGACGAAAGAAAAGTTTTGCGGAGCGATGGGACGTTTGATAGATTTTTTTAATATTTAGATTTCTCCTTGGGTGATTTAAGGCAGGCCATCAACAAAATGGTCTGTTTTTCTTATATCATAGAAATAGTACACGGCAGTTCCAATGGCAAAAAAGAAGAAAAAGGATGATCAAACATTAAGAGGTTCTCAGCGATCCCTTACCTCACCAGGGATCGTGTCAGTATCACGTCGCTACGATTTGGAGATTACGGAAAATCCTATCCGTGATCCCAGAATATCAAGAGAATTAATCGAACTTAATCAATGGTGCTATGAAGTCATCCACGCCCTTGACATGGCCGCTTCTGATACCTTTGCATCTGACGATGGAGACGATCAGGGATGGGTAGTAGCCAAAACCCTTGATGATGAAGAAACTCCTATTAACCCAGAAGTGTTTGCCATTGCAGAAGATATTAGGTTAAGAAAGCAGAATTTTTCAACCTACATGATTGGTGGGGATAGACTCAAGAAAGCCTTAAGATGGGCATTGGGGAAGGGAGAATGTTTTCTAGAGTTAGGTATTGAACGAGAAGGGTTATCTGCCAACAAGTCTAAAGATTTTGGTGTAGCAAAGACTCTTTATTTACCTACCTTTGAGATGTTTAGAAAAGAAACAGATCAAGGGGAACTAATTGGGTTTGAGCAAAGGAAATACGTTTCGGAGTCTGACCCTGATTATTTTTTTGAACCCTATAAAATCTGTCATATTCGCCATGAGCCTGATTTTCTTTATGGTCGCTCTCTTTGGTTAGCTTCTTTAGATGCTTGGGCTGATGTTAAACAGGCTTTTGATAATTTGATTAGGGCATCTAATGACTTAGGAGTTTCTCCGACTCTTCATATTATGCCAGGCATTTCTACCGAGCAAGAAAGAATTTATGAGCGAGAATTAGAAATCCGTAGAAAAAGTGGCATTATAACCGATCATATTCTCAGCTATCCTGGGCAAGATATTCGCAAAATGACTAATTTTAACTCTGATTTAACAGGGTTAATTGATACTCTTTTACAATGCCGGTACAAGCTAATTATCCCTGGATTCCCGACCTATTTCTTCCCAGGATTAGAATCAAAAGGGGGAACTAAAGAGTTATCCCGTTCACCTGATCGTCGCTATTCTAGGATGAGATTAGAATGGTGTCAGCTTCTTAGCGGTGCTATCAAACAGGTAATTGATACAGAAATCATTCTCAGAAAAGGATTAGATTTTTATACTGAAAATGCTAGAAATAAATATCGGATACTGTGGTCAGAATGGAGTGAATCTATTGATGGTCTATCAGGGGGAGAGGTTGAAGACACTGGCTCTGATTTAACCGATGAAGAAACTAATAAACAACCTGTTAAGAAACTAAATATAAATCAAAATGATTAATCAAATTATTCACGGTGATTGTTTTGAGGTTTTAAAAACTATTCCTGATAGTTCTATTGATTTAATCCTAACCGATCCTCCTTATGGACTTTCGTTCATGGGGAAAAATTGGGATCATGGTGTACCCGGTGTACAGTTTTGGATTGAAGCTTTACGAGTTGCTAAACCAGGAGCGCACCTATTTGCTTTTGGTGGGACTCGTACTTTTCACCGATTGGCAGTAGCAATCGAGGACGCTGGTTGGGAAATCAGAGATACAATTATGTGGGTCTATGGGTCGGGGTTCCCTAAGTCGCTGGACGTGAGCAAGGCGATTGATAAGCGAGGCGGCAACTCGCACCTAACGGCTGAGATCGGAGCGGCTCTAAAGGCGGCACGAAAATCTCGCGGAATCACTGCAACAGAAGCAGACCGTACTTACTGCGGTGGTGTCACGCTCTGGTCTTGGTATGAGGGGCGACCGGCTGGCCAGCAAATGCCAACCGCTGACGTGATGGCCAGGGTTGCCGATGATTGGCCAGAGCTGCGGACTTACGCCGACTTGATCGCCGAAGCCGAGCGCGAGGTTATTGGTAAGATGGAGAATCCTGCATCATCAATTTATTCGCAATCCGAAAATGAAATGTCAAGAAATGTGCCAATAACCGCCCCCGCCACCCCCGAAGCGAAGCAGTGGGACGGCTGGGGGACTGCTCTAAAACCAGCCTTTGAACCAATCATTGTGGCTCGTAAACCTCTCACTGGCACGGTAGCTGAAAATGTCCTACAGTGGGGAACTGGGGGGATTAATATCGATGGGTGTCGGGTTCCACTGAACAGCGAGGTGCTTACAATGACAAGACCAGCAGCTAACCCCAATACAGATACGAAAGCCCCGCAAACAAACAGGTCTGACAAGCCGTTTGAGTATCGCAATGATCAAGGCCGCTGGCCTGCCAACTTCATCCACGACGGCAGCGAGGAGGTGGTAGGGCTGTTTCCTTATCAGAAGTCAGGCAAGGTTAAACCTCACGTTATAAAGCGTGACAAAACAGTAGTAGATTTTAAGTGTGGGTTGACTCAAAAAACAGGGCATTTTCTATCTAGCGAAGGCAGCGCCGCCCGATTTTTCTATTGCGCTAAGGCCAGTAAATCCGAACGCAGTGAAGGTAATACTCATCCTACGGTAAAACCACTAGCATTAATGAAATATCTCATAACTCTAGGATTACCTCCGGGTGGGACAGTCTTAGACCCTTTTTGTGGTTCTGGCACTACTGCATTAGCCTGTAAGGAATTAGATAGAAATTATATCTGTATCGAGAAAGAGTTAGAATATTATCGAATAGCTTGTAACAGATTAGACCAACCTATAGAACTTATTCCAGATGAACCGATAGAGGAAATAATAGATAATTCTCCATTACAGTTAAAACTGTTTTAAATTTGATAAAATACAGTAAAGCCAAGAGATAATTATGACAAATCTAAAAGCTTATGTTGTTTCCGATTCTAATAATAATGTTCTAGTCGCCAATATGACCGGATTGGAGGTTATTGAAGCTTTAAAAGATGAGGTGTCTAAGCTAAAAGCTTAGATCGGCGAACTTAACAAAGCAGAAACAGAAGCGTAAGTGGATTAGGGAACTGACAAGAAATAACTCTTGACGGTCAAGAGTTATTATTTAATTTAAAGAGAAAATTCATGAATAACAATAACTTTGACGCTATTATCGAAGATTTGAGTATAGAAGACTTGAGAGCCGAATACGCCGAATTAACCAACTCATACGATAACCTGATGTTTGATTATGAAACATTAAAATTAAAGGTAAAAATGTTAGAAATTAAAAACCGTAACCTAAAAGCTAAACTCAATAAATCAGAAAAAACCCAAGAATTAGTTTATGACGGATTAGGAGACAAATAATATGACAGATAAATTCAACCCAGAAGATAAAAACCTACAGCCAATTGGTCGATTACTAGAGAGAGCCGAAGTAACAGCCGATGACATTCAAAAAGCTATCGATGACTGGAAAAAGAAACCTCCCGACCTTGAGTTTAAGAATTTATTAGAACCTGAAATAAGCTATGAGTGATTTTTCCTTTAATCCCGCAACCCGACGCTATCGAGACAATAGAACGGGAAGATTTGTCTCTACTGAAAAAGTTAGGCAAATCTCCCAACAAACTATTAATGCCCGTATCCAAAAAACAGATAAACTTACCCGTGACCTTTTAGAAAAAAAAATAACTGTTAGTGAGTGGGAAGAGAAAATGTCTTTCGAGATTAAAAACCTAACTATTCAGCTTTATCGAGTTGGCAAGCCTGATATGAACGCTTCTGACTATGGCAGAATTGGTCAGATGCTTAGAACACAATACGCACGATTGAGAAAGTTTTCCCGTGATATTATTCTTGGTACTCAATCAGAGGCTCAAATAATTAATCGTTCCAAGATGTACGTTGCCAAGTCTAGGGAAGCTTTTGAGGAGGGAAACAGGAGAGGACACGCTCTAGTCAACAAGTGGGAAAAGAGAATAATTACCAAAAAAGAATCTTGCCAAGAGTGTCTTTTTTATGAAAGTGCCGGTTGGCAGCCTATTGGAACACTCCCCCGACCGACTGAAAGATGTACTTGTCGGGCTAATTGCGGTTGTTACTTTATTTTTTCTAACTCTAGGACACGACCTACCCAGAATATGCTCTCGTTAAACTTTGGCTGGACGAAATAAAAAACGCAGGGTATCAATCCTGCGTTGTTTCCTCAGCTATACACTTTCTATGGAGACAAATATTTTGTATTGAAATTTTATATTTATAGGTTTCGGTTGGAGACGACACTATTAATATAGATCAACCAACCATAAACGTCAAGT